TTGTTGTACCCGCCATTCGCACCATCAGAATACAGAGCGCGATGACCGCCCATGTATAAATAGTGCGCGCCTTGGATATTAAAGTCACCGCCGGAATAAACCGCCGCTGCCGTATTGCCGTTCAACCACAGCGCGGTGTTGGCCTCGATGTGCGTGTTGCCATCATCGAAGAAGTACCCGCTACTGCTACCGCTACTTAATACCTGGAACCCGATATTGGTAGTGCTGTTGGTAGCTCGAAATCCATGATTACCAGATACCAGACCGCTTGTATTGTCTACCAAAAAAGGACGCAGACCGTTGTAGCCGCCGAGAGCATTGCCGCTGTTGGTCAACAATAAATATGTAGTACCACCATCATTGTACCACATGGAGCCAATACCGGCGCTCCCGTTTGTCATATGGAAAGCACCGGTGCTCAAAGCCGCAGCAGTGTTGTACAACGTACCAGTCATAGTATCGCCGGATTTCGCGACGTATACACCGGCACCAGCGCCGCCTGAATCGGTCGCCGTGCCGATCCAACTCGACACGAGATTGAGCGATTGAGCGATGTCTCGGAGCCACTGTTGCCGCCCGGTCTCCGGCTGGTCCCAGGCAACCGGCGGTATGGCCGGCGTGCCGGCGCTATGTGCGGACATCAGCGTCTCATCGCCTCCGGCGCCATATCGACGTCAAGGCCAGCCAGATGCGTGAAACTCGCCCCCTTCGGCACCTGCAACCGGAACCGTACATAGCGCCCAGTCACCCGCTGCGGGCACTGGCCCAGGGCATCAACCGCCACCGCTGGTTCCCAAATCACCGGATCGGTCTGGCGCTCCCGGTGACCGACAGCAACTGTCGCCGCACCGCCATCGATCAGCGGCCGGACCATCCGCACCCAAGCGCGGCGCCCCTCGCCCGGCTGCAGTTCCGGTGTTTCGAGAAGAGGCGCCATAGCCGGGCCGCCACCGAACATCAAACGGTGATCCGCGGTAAAACCTCCGAGACGAAAACTCGCATTGCCCGTCCAGTAAGGATCGTCAAACGACGGCGAAATATGATCGAGATCGCCAAACGAATCGACATTGTCAATATTATACGCTTGTACTGTCATGAAGCTGCCGAGCCACTCAAGATAATTGGACGTTGCTTCCATCTCCGACAATGTGGCGCGACCGAGCTCCCAGTTATAAGACAACAAATGCGTAAACAAACCACCGCTACCCGGGGTTGGAATTGCCCACACCACCGTCCTGGTGCGCGGATCCACCGCACCTTGAACATAGTTCAAGTATGTGTCGTCCAGCATGTTGTAAAAGCTATTCCCAAATTTCTGGGCATCGATCGGGAAACTGGTAACCCCGTCGAACGCAGCGAACCCGGAAGACGACAAATAATATATGACAGGCCTTAATGAGCCGGAATTATCCTTGGCGAAACTCGGCACCACCGACAGGGGGCTTCTCGTTCCTGCCGCTCCCTGAGCAGGCTTGAACCGGTAAATCAATGGCGGGCCCACATATGAACCCGACCAGATGCCCCTTTCACAGAAGATCGAAACGTCGTTGTTCTGCGAAAACCCCGACACCAAACGGGTTACCGCCCCAAGGTCGACCTGTTGCAGATCCTGGTAATCACTCTGCACCTGTTGTGCGGGCACCCCGCCTGGGGTTGGAAAATTGGTGGGGTCGTTGATGCCCGACCACCACACCCGGCTGGGCCTCGGCCCATCGACCCCGTCGATGGTATTCCCCAACATCAGAAAATCGCCCACCACCGCGGCGTATCTGGCTTTCGGCGCGGTTGCCGAAAGGTCGGCGAATTTCGGGGTGCCGCCGACCGGCAACATCAGGGTCTGCACCGGGTCGCTGCCGTTGGTGGCGATAACCCGGCTGCCGAAACTGGTAAAATCCCAAAAGGCGCCGCTGGCGGCCGACGGGGTCGCATAGGCACTCTTGCTGACGTCTCCCAGGGTCCGGTTGCCCCCGATCGACATATACAATTTGGTTTGATCGCCCGCGAACAGGTACACAGCTCCGTCGGGACCTTTGACGCTATACAGCCCCTGCGCTCGGGCCGACAGATTGTTGGCCGCCCAGCCGATAAAAGTCGGCATCGGCCCATAGCTCTTGCTCGTCAGCGGCAGGCAATTCTTAACGCGAGGGCTGCCGGCTGACTGAAAATCGGGCTGATCGGGCAGCCACTCGGGCCAATGCAGGACGGTCACCGGGGACCTCCCGGCTGCAGCATCCGCGCGTAGTAGTCGAGGACGTTAGGCGGACCCTGTTGCTGCTCCTGGTGTTGCTGCCACCACTCCCGCAATTGCGCCAGGAGCCGAGGATCCGGTGGGGTGCGGCCGAATGGGGAGCCGGGCCCATAATTGCTGAGGTCAGCGGGATCGAGCGTCGGCTTGGTGTCAGTCCATTGCAGCGGCTGCGCCTGTGGCCGTGCCAGCGTGGGAAACGGCGCGTTTTGATTCAGCCACTCGTCGCCGGCTGAGCGCGGCCTCGCTTCGGCGCCCTGAGGCGCCAAGGCGCTACCGCCACCGATCATCGCCAGGAGGCTGCCGAGAACACTCCCGGGACCAAAAAGCGGGCGCCAGTTCGGGCCCGCTTCCGAGGAAGGTCTAATTTCGCCTGGGCGAGGTGCCCGGCCGAGGTCTTCTGGGGCTACTTTGAAGCTTTGATAGGCTGGTTCTTCCCAGAACCGCCTTTGCGGACCTTGGGTCCATCCGTAGTCTTTGGCGTATCGGTCGTTGATTGCAGAAACCTTCTCGCCCAATGTGGCGAGTAGCTCTGCAGCCCTTCGCTGTAGATCGGGTGATCGGGTGGCGCCAAGCCCAAGTCGGTATGTTTCGCCATCTGGATGTAATTTCCAATCATTGTATTCGTAAAAACCGTCGGAGGCGGCATGCACGCCCGTCGTCTCGATCCCGGGTAGTATATCATCTCTTTCGAGCAATTTTCTAGCGTGCTCGATAAAATCCCGGTTCGGGACCTGACTGTATTCCGGCACGTTCCGAAACCGGAAGCCTCGCGCTGTCGCGATTGGCGAGAAAAAATCGGACCCGGAGGTCTCATGCATCCCCTTGGCAACGGCGATGGTCTCCTCCGGGGTAAGGGAGCGGCCTAGCGAGACATCGTAAAGGCTGCGCTGCCCCACCGGCACATTGCCCGCCCACAGCGGCTTGTGGGCCGCAACAGCGTCCTGGTTTAAGAGCAGACCGCGCACCCGCTCGCCCGTCTGGATTAGCTCACGCGACGCATCATCAATACCCTTCAGCGAACCGCCAGGAGCAGACCCAACCGCTATTGGGACCTGTGAGCCCGGGTTCGTGATGCCTTCAAAATAACCCGGCGCGTCAAAAGTGCGCCCGGTCAGCATACCAAGATGCGACGTGATGTAGTCGCGACCCGTCTCCGGGTCGGTCAGGGCACCCTTAATTTCGCTGTGATATTGCTGTCGCAACGCTTCCGGCGCCGTCGCGATCTCCGGGAAATACCCGGTAGTGGTCCCCGGGACACTCTCATAGGACGCCTGCGCGTAATTGCGCCGCAGCGCATCGCTGAAATTGAACCCCGCCTCTTGCGGCGTCGTCCCCTCAAGCCGGGACTTGCCGCCGGTCCAGCCTGTTTCCTGCACCTCTCTGGGGTGCCACGGCTCACCGGTTATCTCTTCCAGCCGGCGCCGTGCACGATCCGCCACGATGCGAGCAAAATTGTGCTGCCCGGACGTCGGCGAACCACTGTAGAGCGCGCCGCCTTCTCCCGGGTACTCCAGGATCCGCATGTTCCAGATGTCGTTGACGAGCTCGTGCGGGAACATGTCCGGCGCCCACTGGTGCGCCACCGCGCCCATAAAGGGACCGATCTTCTCGCCCGTGACCGCTTCGCCGCCGCGGTAGATCTTCTCGACGTCGGCGCCCATTGCATTGGGGAACCGACCGGCCCGCAGCGGATCGCCGGCCATGTACTGATTATGCAAGGTGATCGCGTGCGTCATGTTGCTGGCGACGTCGGTCTGCGGGCTGGTCCGGGCCAGCCCGCCGGCAAACGGGGTCGCCACCTCCGGCGAGCCGGTGTGCTCAAGAATGCCGCGGCCGGATTTCTCGTACCAATACCGACCCGGCAAGCCGCGCAACACGTCGTCCACATAGCGGCCCACCAACCCGTTCAGCTCCTCCTCGTTGGTAACGTGCGGCGGCGGCGTCACCTTCATCTGGGCCCCAGTCAAGGGCAGCGCGTCTTCGTTTTCGAGATGCGCGGCCCGGAGCTGCTCGCCGAAATTCGCTTCTCGGCCGCGCGGTAGGTTGGGCGCCCCCTGCCGGACCCGAGCAGGCGGCGCCGCTGCAGGCGGCAGATCCGGCGTGATCGTTGGAATGTTAAACTGCATTGAGTTGCTGCCGAGATACGGCAGCGGTGTATTGAGATCTTCCACCGACGGCAGCGGGCGCTCCAGGTCAAGCGTTGCGAGTTTGCGTTGCCGCGGTGTCAGGCGGAGCTCACCAGCCGTATCCGCCAGGAGGCCCCGCGCCACCGGGGCGGCCCCCTGGGCGGCTTCCCGAGCCGCTGGGAGGGCATATTGCGCTGCCCCCCGATAGGCGCCGCCGGCCGGGAACAGGCTATTGGCAAGCCCTCCCGTGGCGAATGTCGCCACATCCCCAGCCCGTGCCAGCCCCTCCGCCACCGGAATGTTGCCGCGGTAGATATCGCCATTAGGCTGCCGAAACCCGAGGGTGTTCAGGGCGCCCTTATTAAACCGCTCGGCAAGCCCGGCGGCCGCGGTTCCCATCTCGCTGACAGCCTGCTTGGCGTTGTCCCAGTAGGTGCCGCCGCCATTGTTCACGGGATCCCAGTTGGTCCGGTCGATCCCTACATTCGGCTGCGGGGCATAGACGTTCGAGCTCGGTGTCGGCTGGCTCGGTGTCGCCGGCGGTTTAGGGCTGATCGCGTCCTGCAGGTAACTCAATGCGTCGGCCCCGTAGCCCTGCGCCCCGAGCGGCTCTGACGACATCGCCGGGATGCTGGGATCGCCAAATTCCCCGCCGCCCAGGAGCCGGCGATAGTAGTCGAGCATATCCATCGTTACTGCACCGGACGTATCTGAGTCGGCGACGGCTCGCCTTTCAATATATCAAGCTCGGCTTTGAGTTCCTTCACGCAGTTAATCAACGCGAACAAAAGAGGTGTTTGATCAAAGGTCCGATATTCCTCGCCCGGCTCGTCTACCTCACCATCCTTCATCGCCGGTCGCGCCCCAAGGATAGCCCGCCCTACCGCTTCCGGCATGACGATTTCAACATCGTCGGCGATCAGCCCGTGGAATGTCTGGTCTTTTGGCAGCCCGGCCTTGCCGTTGTATTTGTATGTCACGGGTTGAAGTTGTGTTATCGCGGCGAGCCCGGTGGTGTATGCCGCGATACTCTCGCGAACCTTCAACTGCATATCGCTGGGGGCGGTCCACGTCCCGCCGCCGGGCTTGGTCGCGATCGCGCCGGTGATCGTCAGGTTGCCGGCATTGTCCACCGTCATTGTGTTGGTGATAGTCGCAACATTGCCCGCCGTGCCGGAAGGCGCAGAGTAAAAAGCCCAACCACCGGCTCCGTTCGACGCGATTACCGCGCCATATCCATTGGTGAGGTATTTCCAATTGGAAGCGTTGGTATAATAAACATTTGCTGTGTACCCGCCACCAATCGTATTGAAATTAGCGCCGGTTATCAAATTACCGCTCATACTATCAGTCGGGAGAGCAGTACCACCAAAACTAGCCGCGCCCGCAAACGTCGAGTTACCAGTCGCGCGAATAATCGTCAGTGCTGGGCTGATATAAGCGCCGGCATCGCTAAACCTATAAAGTCCAAAATTAGTGCCTGTATTACTTCCGGTTTCCGCTGTATCGTCGCCAAGCACCAGCGCCCAGCGTGTCGAGCCGGTGTTACCGTAACCGTTAATATCGGCGCTATCGGTGGGGCTGCTTTTGAACAACTGGATGTTTGTCACAGCCGCCGCCGGCTGGGAAACCAACGCGCCGGTCATCGTGCCGCCAGCCAGCGGCAACGCACCCAGGCTCGTCAACGCCGCCGGCGCCGTCGTCGCCCCCGTGCCGCCGCTCGCCACCGCAACCGGCGTCGTCAACGACACCGTGACCGTGCCGCTGGTGCCGCCGCCGCTGAGCCCAGAGCCGGCCGTAACGCCGGTAATCGTGCCACCGGACGAGCCATTGGCGGCCCCCGTCAAGCGGCCTTTGCCGTCAACCGTGATATTGGCATTAGTGTAACTGCCAGCGGTAACAGTGGTGGTCGCCAGGACGGCATTCTGCTGGCCGGCGCCCGGCCCTGCCAGGACATCGCCTGTCAATCCGGTAATACCGCCAGCGGGAGCCGGCACCACAACCCACTTGCTCCCGTCATAACGCCAGGAATTGGAGCCGTCCGGCAGAAGATAGATTTCACCCGGTGCCGGATCAGCAGGAAAGCTGATCATTTTTCTGGCTCGTTGGTGGCGGGAACCCAACGGTTGACGGCCCAGATATATAGTTGACCATCATTGCCGTTCCACCATAACGCGCCCTCCGCTGGATTTGTCGGCGCAGCATCGGAAACGATAGCCCCGGGCGGAATCAACGGAGCGGGCGCCATCGCACCGCTTCCTACATTGCCGCCACCACCGGTCATACCATTAGGCCTAATCTGCAGTCCGCCCGGCCAACGCGCTTTCAGATCCGCCTGCTGAAGGGCGGCAAAAGCCGCCTCCCGGGCCTGCACCCATAACTGGATACGCTCGTCATGCCCGATATACGGTTCGGCCATGCACAAGGCGCCGAACAGGTACAGATCGGGCGCCGACAACAACAACCAGTTTACCGGATTCGCGTCCGTTAGCGGCGGCACACCCGATTGATAAGTCATCGCCACGGTTATCGCGCCACTAGGCGCAGGACCCAGGAGCATCTCGGTGCCGACAATGGTATAGGAGGTTGTCGCGCCACCTTCTCCCTGCAACTGCTCAGGCGTGACATAATTCAACGCCATACCGTCAATTGCCGCCATCCGCATTTGCATAAAATCGGTTGGCAACGGCACCACCGCAGTCCCGGTGACGCTCACCAAGGCCCGCTTTTCCGCACCCGCCACCTTGAGCCGGCGATTGGCTTCGACCTCGATGAGGCGGATAAAATCCGGCACCATCGGTTTGACAAGCGGATCATCAGGCCGCGCCAGCCAGCCAAGGATCGCAACCTGAAGCTCGGCATAAGTTGTAAGCGGCATAGCTCAGAGCCGGAACGAGGTCGGGCGCAAATCACGCCAATCGGGATCGTTCAGCAGCTTTTTGGTGCCGTCCCAGTGATCGGCCCGCAGCAGGTTCAGGCCGCGCTCGATGCGAAATTTATCGGCCAGATGCAGCGGGACCCGGGCGGCAAGCCACATATCGCCAGTCCGGCCGTCACCATCGAGGTGAGCGGATTTGTTGGCGTCGATCGCCGGCTGCACATCAAGCCACCGTCGAACCGTGATATTGCCGGTGGTCTCGTCCATCTCGAACGTCTCGTAAACCCCAGTCTCGGCATCGTGACTGAGCAGGTATTCCATCGCATGCCCCAAAAGAAAACCGGCCGCCAAAAGGCGGCCGGGAGCCAAGTGAAGAAAACGGTGTTAAGGTGCTGTCAGGTCGAAAACACCACCGTTGCCGGCTTCGTTCTTTGCCACGAGCACATATTCTCCTAGCAAAAGCCGCTTCTCAGCGTCGCCGGTTTTTGCCAGTTCGTACTGCCGGATCGGCCGGAGCCAGTCAACGCTCCACAGGTCCCAGTTGAGGATGAGCGCATCCCGGGACCGCATAAAGCGGTTCGGGATAATCCGAATCGTGTGAAAGTCACCCACATAGATATCAACCGTGGCGACAGTCTTACGCTCGGTGACATCGACGGTCTTCTGGGCGCCGCCGGCAAAACCGCTGGCGACCTGCTTGTTGCTGGCACCGACCATCAACACATCCACATTTTCCGAACTGTTATTATAGATGCTCTTCATCACCGCCTTTAGCTGCGTTTCGGTGAAGGCTCTGGGGGTCCCGTCAACCCTGGCATCGCTGCCGTCACCTGTCGGATTGGTACCGACATGATCGACGTTGCTTTTGATCCAGGACAGGACGCTGGCGGTTTTCGGCGCGGTCGCAGCCGCACCCGTAACCTTCGCCTGATTGGAGAGCAGGATCGCTTCGATGTCGATCTTGAGCTCTTTGCCGCGCTTCGTCATCTGGTAAGCGAGCTCAGTGCGGCGCCCGGCTTTATTCACCGCATCGAGAGTGCCGGAAATGATCACTTCTTTCCGGCTGATCTGTGTCCTGTTTCCGAGCCTTGCGGTTACCGAGGCAGGCGAGAACGAGGCGATGTCGTCGCCCTGGAACTGGGCATTTGCGGTATTGGCGGCAGCAAGGCTGTCCGTCTGCCATTCGTGCAGCACAGCATCTGCCGTGCCCCGCCCGACATTAGAGGTGAACGGGGTATCGCTGGGTGACAGATTGTAAATCATGTCGGCCAAATCCTCCCGGAGGCCCTGCATTCCAGGGCTGCCCGGGTAGGTCAGTGCAGTACCAGTGAGGATTGCCATTCTAGAAGCTCCATCAGAGAGAATGACGGCAGGTCACCCGCCGCCGTGTCAGCCGGATTTAGAGAACTTCCAGGAGATAGCTGATCGCGTCTTTGTCACTGCCGCTACGGCGCAATGCGGCCATTTTCTGACCCCGTCGCTGGGCCGCCGCGGTGTCGCCACGCTGCCGCGGCGAACCGGGCGGCTGCACCTGGGGCGCGGCCGGATTGCGCTTGTCCTGCGCCTGCCGCCGGACTTGCTGCATCCGTTCGGCACGCATCGCAGCGTCCACCACCAGAAGCACCCGGTGATCGACCACCCCTCCGATTTCCTCGGGGGTGAAACCGCGCTTTGACAGGTAGTCCCGCATCTCCGCAATTCGTTTTGGCGCCTTTTCAGGGTCACCAAACTCGGGGAGCTGCTCGACCAACCGTTGCTGTTCAGCCCGGCGAATAACAGCGAATTGCTGGGCCTGAGCCTCTTGGCTCTGAGCTGTAACGCGCTGTAACTCGCCCTGAATGCCACCGATCCGGTTACGCATGGCGTCCCGTTCGGCAGTCAGTCGGACATATTCGGCGGGCTGATCCTGTGCCAGTTGCTGCCAGTCGATGTTGGCAAACCGCTGGATCTCAGGTGCAGCGACAACGAGCAGTTGCTGCAGATTGCGAGCGTAAGTCTCACGCTCGTGCTGGATCTCGGCAAAAGTGCTTTCGAGCGCCCTGCGGTGCTCGGCTATCTCCTCGGTTTTCTTGACGTAATCCCTGGTTTGCTCCCCGTCCCGCCGGGCAATAACGGCTTGCGCTTCGGGTGGCAGTTGCGCGAACAGGACTTTTTCTTCTTTAGACCAACCATTAGGCGGCTCGACACTCTGATGGCCCGACCCGTCCTCGCCCTCAGGCACAGGTTCGGTGTCAGGTTCGTAGTCGTCCTCCTCGTCGTCGCTGGGGGCCGGATCATCCGGTCCAGGCATCGGGTCCTCTGGGCCCGGTTGCTCAGGTTCCGCAGGCACGTCACTGGCGCGCTGCGGTTGTCTCTGCGGTTGTCTCTGTCTCTGCGGCCGGTCATCGAGCAGGCCTTCAATACCTGCGACTACCTCGGCCTCGGTCATCTCGACAGGCGCGCCTGCGCCTGCGCCGGCCGGTTGGCCTGCGTCACTCATTCGCATTCATCCAATAAAAAAGCCGGGCAAATGCCCGGCTGTTGGGTGGTTAAGGCAGGAAGAGGCTAAGACAGCGGGATCCGCTTTGATTCCTTGAGTTTGGCCGTTGGCCGCTTATTGCGAACCACCTCGGACAGCGCCGCCTTGGCTTCGTCCAGGGTGCGCTGCGAAACGTGTCCCGTTTCCACCTCTTCGACCATCTTGCGGAGCATCATCACCATCAATTGGCGGTTGGTCAGACCCCAGATATTAGCCAACGGATCGCTCCTTCCGTGCCTCCATACCAGCCTCGGCGATCATTCGGCCGAGCTCCCGGCGAAGCTCCTGGGTCGCCCAGTAGCGAGCAAACGTCGCCTCGCGGG